CATCTTCGCCCTTCTCAATAGCTTGGCGAATAAGGGACAAGACCATTGAATCCTTGTAGTCGCCATCAACCACATCATTCTCCGAAAAGAATGATTTAATGGATAGCCACTCTTGGGGATATTTTAAGAGGGCCGTTAAGAGTTTTTGCTGGAGGGTGGGGTCGTAAATCATTATTTTAGAAGTTCATGGGTTTCAAAGATGTTGCCGATTATTTCAAGGTTTATTGCCTTGCGGAATGTCCATTGAAGAACCTCGTTAAAGGATATACAAAAATTTCCATAAACATTCTCGTAAATAACTTCTCCGTATATTCTGCCGCCAATTCCGTCATCACACTCCACTAAATCGCCCTCATAAATTTCGCGGCCATTTTTGTCGAGAAGACCAGTGAATTGTTGAATCGTTATCTGTTTTCGTTTCGAGTAGCCAGAGGGTCCAGTTACAATGCGTTCATTTGGAGTTATATCAAAAAACAACCCAAAAGTGTCCGAAAATCCAGCGGGATAGATATTTATCTTGTCAGTGGTAAAATAAAATTTTTCGCCGTCCCAAATTCGGAATTTTATTGGTCTGTTCATTCTTTAGTGTATAAGGTTTTTGGCCGCAGTCAACTACTCTTCGTCATCATCACTTATATTCGAGCCAATACCATCATGAGCGTTCAACTCCTCTAGGTAAATCTCCGCGCACTTACGAAGGGCCATGTTGGTTGAAACGTCCATACGGCTATTAATTGGGCGCGGGTTTCCTAGATTGTCGATCATGAACAACAAAAACCCTTTATTGTGGGTCGCTGACCCAGTGAGTTCGTAGAGTTTATGAAGGAAGGGTTCGGGGACTTGGAATGATTGATTGGACATCTCTAAAGAGATACGCCTAAACTGGCGAAAAATTGCTCGCTAAGTTGATCTTTAGGAAGAATTTCTACTAGGGTGATGTTATTGAGGCGGCAGAATTCGTGCTTGTCTAAGTCCCTCTTGATCTGAGAAAGGAAATTCATCTTACTTCCACGGTGGAAAAATTTGTTGTATTGAGAATGCTGAGTACCTTGAATTTCACAGGCAATCCTTTGAGAAGCGTTATATAAATCAAAAGTACAAAGAGTCCCTACGATTCTCAACTCCTCAAAAACTTGATCGCGCTTCCAATAGGGACGCAAAAATTGCTTAACAGAATCTTGAAATTTAGAGCGCGTTTTAGCGTCCCAGTCGATTAGGTATTTTGTGGCTTTTTTTAAGGTTTTTTTGCGGCCCTTTAAATCAATGAAGGTCATTGATTAAGAAAATGGGAAATTGTCAAACTCGTATAGCTTCTTCTTGTTATTCTGGGGGACGGTGGCCTTTTGGCCATTTTCTTTCCAGTTTTTAATTTCCTCTTCCGAAGCATCTCGAAAAATTGATTTGTCATAAGGTCCAGTCGTCGGACCAAAAAAGTCATTAGGAATTATGTTTTTCTTTTTCAAGCGATAGTAGAAATTGTCTTCTTGCATAACTTCCCACATATACCCCTCTCCACCCATCCCGACTGTACAATTTGAGTCATCTACAACAACTACCCATTTTTCGCTGTTCATATTATTCCGTAATAATTGCCAAAATTTTCTTCTTCAAGAATTCCATCGCCACCTTGTCATCCTCAAGATAAGCGTAGAGTTTGTTGATGCCATTGATTTTTTCCTGCAATTCCAATCCTTCGGCGCGAGCCTCTTCAAGGATGTCAGATTCGAAAGACAACCACGCACCACCCTTGGAGAGAAGCTGATAACCAATCAACAAATCCGCCACTTCTTTACTTTGCCAGATTTGGGCCGCACCCTTATATTCTTCGCCGCGACGAATTGGAACGCTATACATATTCCCCGTGACATCATCCGCAGACTTAAGAAGTTTTACGCGGGCAAATTTTCCCAGAATCTTATTCGAAAACTTATCTGGTTTCAAAGAATCGTTTTCCAGAATTAAATCTCCCTGATTCACTGACTGATATTCAAAAACATAATCAGCTTGATGTTGCTGCGATGAACCACCACTAGAGCTTCCTTGGTTCGGGGCAGTTGGCGAGTATGTGTCGATCTTAATTTGCGCGGCATATTGACCTGTGATAATACCGAGAGCGTCATAGTGCATATTCGGCAAGGAAAGATGCCTAAACAACAGCTTCGTGAGCTTAGGGACGCCAGCAACCATACCGCCATTAGTCACTCCCTTCTTTAGGTCATCTTCAAGAATCAACCCATCCATCGAATCAATCATCCAAGCAATATGTTCGCCAGCATGATAAGCATCATGTACTGTGTCCACAATCATCTTAAAAATTGGCTCCGCGATATTAGAACAGACAATAAACACCGTCCCCTCAGTCCAATCTTCGAGATTATAGGTAAACTTGAGGCCAGCTTTTGCCAGTTTCTTTTTAGAAAGTCGTCCTTCTGCCTTAATGTATAAGGCTTTGGAGTTGGGCATAGTCTTCATGTAGTTTTCCAAGAAGACGAAGCCTTGGGAACTTTTGCCGACTTCGCTACCCTTGCCAACAAGGCGGACGATCATCCCAGAACGAACTTGCGCGTCTGAATCAAGAATCAACGACCCCGACGAAATAATTGTCTCTTTTGGGATCACGTTATTGTAATGGGTGGCGGTCTTCAAGAAATTTTGAAGGGCGGAATTTGAAGATTGTTTTTTTTCTTCTTTCGGGGGTAGGGTTTTAATGAGTCGGGCCATATTGTTGTTTTATTGTTCGTCAGCTTTAAAATAAGGGGAACACCACTGGTATCCTCCGCCCAATGTTTCTAAAAGTTCTTGGTCGGAAATTATTTTGGCGGCGTGGAGTTTTTCTGTGATTAGTTTGAGAAGGGGAAGGAAGTTTCCTTGGTTTAAACTGGTGTAGTCAGAGTCGTAATTTGTTTCCTGCGTTACTCCTTCAAGTTGTTCACTAAGATATTCGGAAACCGAGCAAGGGTATTCGGCGCGGTTGGTTTTTGTGTTATAGACCTTGATCATAAGATTTCCCGCAATGATTGTTTTTTCTTCACTTCTCTATCTTCGCCAAATTTTTCGGGCGACAAAATTATGTTTTCAGTCTTCGGGGGTTGGTAGTTGAAGGCATGAAACTTTCGCGCCAATTCATTTTCTCCCCATTCAGAAGACAGAACGGCCAAACTAGGCAACTTCTTTCCAAAATCAATGATGTTTAGGAACTCTAGCGAATAAGTTTCCTCCAACCGCTTCATTAACGTGAACTCGCGCATAGACCATTCGCGTATTCCTTGAGACGGTTTCTCAACAAGCCTTGCAAGCAACTTTGCTTTGTTGATCGGAGTGGGTTTGGGAATTTTGACTTTTTTAGGGCGCGGCATATTAGTATTCCCAAAGGTCTAATGTTTTAACCAGTGCCTCAAGTTTAACATCCGCTTTCACATTAATCATTCGGAAAATTCCTGCTGGCATTGAATTTTTTGAGACTTTAATTCCCGCCCTTTCTAAAATTACCCTGTTTAACGTTTCCGCGTATTCAGATGCTCGTGATGGATGGTTCTGTTCGAGCCAATTTTCAAATTCGTTGATTTCGTTCAAATCGTCCCCGTAACTTGGAACTATGCTTCTGTTACCAGCGGAAATACAAGGAGGATAGGCCCATTCGTAAGTGATTGCTGGGCAAATTTCTGGCTCTAAAATAGTCCAACCACGGAATTTCGCAAGGGCATGTCTTTGTTTTTGCTCTGTCATTCCTTACGTTGACATAAACGAGGAGAAAGTCAAGGGTTATTTATGTCCCAATCCACCATTTCGGCCAACAAATCTTCGAATGTCTTTTTCGGGGACCATCCAAGTTCGCGGCGAATTTTATCAGAAGACCCATATAAATAATCAACATCGTGCGGCCTGAAAAACTCAGGGTTGACTTTTACAAGAGTGACCTTTTTCTTTGTCGCAAGTCCGTTTTCTTCGCAGAGAATAAATTCCTCATCCAATGCGTTCCCTGTCAGATTGTGCCATAGACCTTTAATATTAACAGATGCGAAAGCTTTCTCCACAAATTCTCTAATCGTGTGAGTGGCGTTTTCGGACAAGACGTAAGGCTTCCAGTCCTTCGGCTCGCCTTGCTGGTTTAACACGAGCCAAAGACCCTCCGCCACATCAGTGGCGTGCTGCCATGACCTGTAACTATTTAAATTCCCAAGCTCGATAGGATCAAAGAATTCCTTGTTTTGGATCGCTCGGTAAATGCGTCCTACGCCTTTTGTGATCTTGCGAGTGACATATTTTTCGCCGCGAAGTTTTGATTCAAAATTAAATGTCCATGGCTGAATCGCATAAAGGTTATAACTGTTGCGATAAACATCAACCATCGTGCGGGCATAGAGCTTCGCGCAAGAGTATGGGCTTTTGGGATTTAATCTTGTGGTTTCATCCTGAGAGCCGCTAGGAGAGTCTTCCAGTGTACATCCCATTTCTTCCGAAGTGCCGAGATTCAAAAACCTAGAATGTGGCGAATGCTTTCTGATTGCCTCAAGAAAATAAACAACCGCCACTCCGTCAAACTGAGCGTACGCTAATGGCGCGTGCCAACTTTCTCCAACATGCGCTAAAGCTGCTGTATTAAAAATGTAATCTGGCTTATATCTTGAAATAATCGTCTCAATTGATGCGCTATCGGCAAGATCAAGAGTTTCTTTAATTACTCTTTTTTCATCAAAGATTTTAGGTTGACAATCATAACTTTTTTGTCTAATTGTTCCTACGATTTTGAACTCAGGATGATTCTCTTGAAAGAAATGAGCTAAATGTTGGCCGAGTTGTCCATTTAGACCTGTAATTAAGACTGTTTTTGACATATCTTATAGTAACAAATCAATGCCACTCTATCCTTGTTCCATTAGAGCAAATTGCATTTTCGTATTTTATAGGAGTCAGCCATAAAACATTCTCAAGAGTTAAGATAAACCTTGAATACGCCGCCTCTAAAATTTCAGCGGCGTCCGAAATGATCATCTCATCCGAGAAAAATTCCAAAAACTTATCTTTCCGCGCCCCAAAAAATACAGTAGGGATATTCCCATTCCCCTCTGGGAATCTTTGAACTGAGTCTGTTTTGTCAGTATTTACGGAATTTATTATTATTTCAATATCGGGTGAAAAATATCTCCCCGTAACCTTAAAAAAGAAACTGTCGTTCCGTAGGGTTTTTGAATTTTTAAGCACATATCGAAGTAATTGTTTTTCGGCGTGTCCCTTTCCGTAAATTGATGCTGATTGATTGTCGTTTACAGAGATATATTCAATCCTATCACCCTCTGGGAACTTTTCTTTGAGAAAGGACAAATCGTAACCAGAATTTTCCGCTACAATAAGTTTCAACGATGTCGTTTCATGGTATTTTCCTATGGAGAATAGATAATCGGATTTTCTCGTTTCGATGTCTTTTCTCCCGTTGGTCAGACAATTCCTTGCGTCGATTGTGCATGGTAGTATTAAAGTTTTTGCCATTTAATTTGGTCGAAAATTTGCTCTCGTAATAGAGGGACTTGATAATCACTCTTAAGGCACTTATTTACTATGAGAGTTTCAAGCGGTTGTATTTTTTTACCCAAGTGGAGCTTTTCATTCAAGATATTTAACAACTCGAACTTAGAAAGTTTATTTGCGCCTACCTGCGTTAATCCGCCTTCGAAAGATAATATGTGTTTCTCAGCTTCTTTCGCCCATTGTAAAGTTGTTATGCCATTCCAAAAATGACTCACAAAACCCTTGGGATTTTCACATCCAACAAACCATTCCCATAGACTTTTTTTATCAAAAATTTCTGGGCCGATGATTGATGTACGAATTACTTTTACGTTTAGATATTTAAGTAATTCTTGTGTGGCCCATATTTTGCTTTTACCATATGAGTCATTAGCGTCTTGAAGATCGTCTTTCTCATAAAAGAAGGACGGGTCGCTTGACCCTGCGAATTCGCAGTCAGTAGTCGGATGGATTATTTTGCCGCGAAAATTCTCTGCCAAGAAAATTGGTAGGTCCGTATTTGAAGAGAGGAATGATTTGAAGTCGCTATTTTTTTGAGGAATTCTCCCTATGCAGTTAATGAGGAAGTCAGCGCTAGATTTGGTAATTAAATTTTCGAAATCTAATGACGGCCACTTATGATGAGTTTTGTCCACGCTATATCCACGCTCAACCATATATTTGTCCACCACATGGCCAAGCATACCATTCTGTCCAAGAATAAGAATTTTCATTTTGAGCGGGCAATTCCAATCTCTTCAACCTCTTTCGGGTCTTGTGGTCGTGGAACAAATAAGGCTTTTTTGCGTTCGTGATTGTTTTTTACGTCGTTCATCACGCTAAAAGTGATTGCCCGCCTGTCTGATTTCACAACTGGCACTCCATGATAAGACGTATTGGAGTTCTCAAATATAGCGAGACGATTAAAGACTGGAGAAATTCTTTCTACTCCAAAACTCACTTCATCATCCCAAAGCTCAAGACAACCCTCGTCTTTCGGTTCCCAGTTCTTGTTTAGGTAAAATAAGCAACTTAGCTGCTTCACAAGACCAGTTTTAGGGTGCGTCCTTGCGTCCGAATGGATTAATTGATATGAACCCCTCATCATCGTTCGAAGACCAGACCACTGAGGTTCTGCGTCCGAAACAAGAAGAGGGCGGTTTAGCTCTTTCCGTAAGAAATTTGTAAATTCATCCGAGTGAAAAAATTCTAAAATCAAGCGAAGCTTTTCGGGAATCTTATCGAAATCACTAATTGCCAGCATTCCATTTTCAAGGATATTTGTTTTGCCGTTGATAGACTTATACCCACGAAACCATCGCTCATCTTCATTATGTGGCCACTCTTTCAGAGCCTCATCAACAACATCCTCCGATAAGAGATTATCAAATATCCAATACGGATATGGAGTTTCGCCAGAAAATTTGAGAAACTTATTATTAAACATAAGACAATTGCTTATTCGCAGGCATCTTCTTTACTATTGTGACTCCAGGGTTAAATGGTAGCGTCACAATTTCAAATTCGGCGGCAAAATTTTGTTTGATGTATAAAGCCGTTTTGTAACAATCATTGCATTGGTCTGGTTGGAACATCCAAGGATCGTATGGATAAGTATCATGAAAAAAGATAAATCCATCTTCGATTACCTTATCCTTGACATTAAGGAAATCAATTAAAGACTGCTCGTGAGAATGATCCGCGTCGATGAAAACCATGTCAAACTTTTCGTCTTGGGGGAGTTTCGCGAAGTAATCGTCGGTAAGACCTTCAAAGAACTCCATATTTTCTTTAAGAGGAAAATTATGAAAAACCACATCCACCCCAATTGCCTTTTCACAAAATTCAGAAACGGCGCAAAAGTTTTTGCCGCATCTTACTCCCAATTCAAGGTATTTTGCTGGCTTGATCCATGACGCCATTAGGGTTAAAAACCCCACATGATCAAATGTCTCTGAGGGCGGCGGAATATTTCTAAGGTGAATTGGAATCATGGTAAATTGAGGCTCTTCTATCTCTAGTTATGAAAATAATAAATCAATCGCAGCGTCAGCAGTATCAAGCCATGCTTTTGATTGTTTTTCTTTGGTTGGATCGTTAATAAACGTCTCCCAACTAGGGAGAGGGTCGCCGTTATAGGCTTTGCCGCCCACCGACTGGCAATAGACGGTGTATAGGCGTTCTGCTACGGTGTAGGTGTCGATCATGATAGTCTGAGGTTATGGGGTTTGTATTCGTAGTCCTTGAAAGTTGATTCGTCCGTATGGAGTTTATGAGCGGGCAAAGTTCCATTCGACTCTTGAAGCCAATGTGCGCCCCAGAATTTTTCTGTTCTTTTGATTCTCTCCTCTTGGGAAAGATAGCCATAATGAACAACAAAAGGATAATCCCCAGATTCTAAATCAGATAATTCCTTGGGGCCAGATAAAATTGCAGACGCGCATTGGAAATTTTCATCAATTAATTCCGTGCCGTCAGAGAATTGGGTGTTGATGAAGTAGCCGTGTTTAAGGGCGTTTAGCGCTGGACCGCGCCAAAGTTGGCCAATAGAGCCGTAGGTTTTGTAGTTAATTGATTTGTAGCCGTCAAGCGTTTTGTAAATATCGACACTTGGGACGGCCAAAGCTTTTGCGCCAGAGAATTTCAACTGCATAAAGGCATTCTCCCATAAGGGGCGCTGCCACAATCCTATATCCTCGTCCAAATCAAGCTGTAGCTTCCACTCGTGAGAGGCGCTTTGAAGTCCAAGATTTTTCAGTCTTCCATCAAACAATGGATCAAGTTTCGAGAAATTCGCAGGGACAACTTTCCAATTCTTATGTTCCCAAAGAGTGTCTCTGATAGCGGAGTCAGTATCGTCATCGCTATTATTAACTACAATGATTAATTCATCGGCGAATCTACAAGCGTTTTTAAGGTTTTCCTCCCAACCAGAGAAGCCGTTGGTCAGAATGTTGTAACAGGATTTGTAAATCGAGATGCCCATGTACCTATACTAACGCCAACGACCTAAAAAACTTTCGCCGTTTCATGGTTTTTAATTGCCGCTTGGATTGTTTCCACTATTCTTTTCAGATATTGGTATTTGGGGTTGGGAATTTGCGGCAGCATGTCATACCAATCAGAGCCAAGGATTTCATTAAGAATATCAGCATTATAATCCTTGCCGAAGTCGGAAATGTCTTCCGACAACTCCCAATGACGACGGGCGGTTCCCTTTTTAATGGATTTTTCGCGCCGCCAAAAAAGGATCATTTTTTTCGCTTTTAATTCGAGGGCTTCTTGAGATTCGTCGTCAATAGTGGCTTGGATGCCAATATGAAGTTTGCGAACGATATAGTCACTGTCTGCTTTAACGAAGAAGCTTTTGATTGTATAACCTTCTCCCATGGCTCCCCAGAAATACGACCAAGCATCGCCGCACACTTCGATAGTTACTTTTCCTCGTTGAGGGCCGTAATCTTCGAAGATGACATTGATTGGGTCTAGGTGGGGAACGTCAGTGATGGTGAGTTTGGTGAGAGTGGATTCTTTAATTACCATAAGTTTAATACTTTCCCAAGGGTTTCTGCTTGAAGTTCTGGAGAGGGGTTGGAAATATCCCACCAAAGTTCCCAGCCATTGGCTTGCGGGTTGATTTTTAAGAAGGCGTCTTTGAGGGTTTCGAGGTATTTTATGCGGTTTGAGTAGCTAAGAGAGTCTTTTAGATTTTGTAGCGTGTTAGAGTCATTAAAGTAGTTGGGCAGCCTAGTGTATCCAATATAAAACATATTTTTATACCAAAATCCCTTAGCCTTGGAATGGTCGCGATTAACATTCGCCTCTCCGCTCGTCCAACCATCTACTTCGGCCAATTTAATTGTTTTTTCTTCTTGAGTCATGGCAAATGTTCGAAGTTCTGTTTTAGCTTCTTTGTTGTGATAATGGCGGGGGAATTTCGCCCTCCTTGGTATTTTTCAAGCTGGACAGCGATTCTGCCATTCTCGGAATGGTAAATGTCTGTCAGTTTCCACGGAAGACCGCCTTTCTTGGGACGCCAGTTGGAGCCGATTGAAATGTTGGTCATTTTAGAAATGGTATGAGTTTTTAACGGCCCCTGCTATTGATTCAAGAACAACATCATTGTCTGGGTCGTTCGGATGAAGCTTTAAAGCCATTCCAGCAAAACAAGCTTCTATGTAAGCTAAGGAGATTACTGCTTCGTGCATTGCTTGGAGCAGGGTGTTGTTTTTCTCTTCCAACTCTCGGGAAATGTCTGCCGAAACAATATCCCCGTAGAAGTCTTTGCCGTCCTTTGTTTTGACGTAAATATCTATACAAGAGTCGTCACAGTCTAAGGACAGAAGATTTGCGTCTGTTCGTGGTGTTTTTGAATTCATATTATTTGAACCATTTTTCAAAGACGATCCCCATAATGCTATGAGCAATATCATCATAACCAGCAAGAGCTACTATAATGGTCGTAATCCCGACAGGAACGAGTAAAATAATTTTTATTGGCACGGATAGTAGGTTTAGTATTAAATTCATGTCTTATTATATCTTGGATTCAAAGTTTGTCAGTAAAAAGTTTCGCCGCCCATCAGTGATCAACCTGATAGGCGGCGAATTGGTTGCATTTTGTGAGTTTGTAGCAAGCCGAAGTCCCGATGGATTACGCATTAAAAAGAGGCGCACCGAGAAATTGTTTATTTTTTATAGAGAAAACCCGTCGAATTCCCCTTCTTTAATTTCTGTATTTCGCGCCCCGATTTTATAAGAGATAATCTCTGATTCTTGCGGCGCAACCTGTCTTTTTGAGCTATCCATGAATCCATCAAGCCATCCAGCGATTGGGCTAGTTTTTTGATCAAAGATTTTCTTATAGCCAAGAGACTGAAGACGATTATTGGCCAGCCATTCAACATGTCCTCCGCCAGCCTCCGCGTTTAACCCGAGCAACGAACCCTTTGAAAAAAGGTATTTAAGCCACTTTTTCTCATTTTCAACAGCAAGTCCGTAAGTGTCATATACTTTTTGTTCGTTCTGTTTCAGAATGTCTTGAAATCCTTCTTCTGGATTTTCTTTCCAGTTCTTAAAGATATTTTGAGTAATTGAAACATGAAGGTTTTCGTCCCTCTGGATTAGAGAGATAATATCAGCATTACCTTTCATCTTGCCCTTATGCCCGAAAAACAGCGAACATGCAAACGAAATGTAAAAAGCTAGCCCCTCGGTAATTTGAGTAGAGAGAACGGCGTCAAAAATCTTTTGTTTAATATCCTCTGGTTCTCCCAAGATTGCGTCGTAGCTTTTCTTAATTTCATTTGCCCGCGAAACAATTTCTTCATCCTCTAAGATGGAATCAAAGAATTTTCCTGGGTCTTTTGTGATGTTTTGAAGAATCCATGTATAAGAATAACTGTGAACGTTCTCAAATCTAGCCCATGTACCCATACAGATTTCAAGCTCTGGATTGGTAACATACTTGCTTACTTGATGAATGGATCGAGACAACATGCTATCTGTCATCGTTTGCCAGCGCAAATTACTGTTAAAGATGAACTTTTCTGTGTCTGTTAGATTCTCATAGTCAGAACGATCCTTCGCCAAGGAAATCTCTTCTGGCATCCAGTGAAATTCCTCTTGCTTTCGCCACAATTCAAAGAGTTTAGGATACTTGATTTTATCGTATCTCTGGAGTGCAAGACCCTCTCCAAGAAACATGATGTTATTGGAGCCGTGAATGTTATTGGTGTTTAAAACTGTTTTCATAAAAATTAGATCGAACAAGCCCCTCCTGCGCATGATTCTTCTTGATTTGCGGCACTTTGTTTGTCACCATCGTTAGTATTGAGGTAATAACCAGTCCTCCAGCCCATCTTGTAAGCATAAAGAAACTCTTTGATTACCTTAGAATCTGGGAGAGCGCCACCTTCATAATGAGCATAGTTGTAGTAGCGATTCGCAGAGATTCCCATGTCAACCCATTTTTGGAGGGCCGCAACAACGTTAATCATTCCGATGTTATCCTTCATATCAAAAGCCAGCGTGTATTTATTCTTCCATTGGTGGATATTCGGAACAATCACTGGTAGCTGACGAGACTTAGACTCTTTGTATGTAATTAAGGAGCGGACTGGTTCAATTCCATTGGTAGAACTTTGAATAACGGAGCTACTTTCACAAGGCATTAATGCTGAAACGGTGGAGTTTCTAAGACCATATTGTTTAATTTCGGCGCGAAGAAATTCCCAATCCATTGCTGGTTTTCTGGTTACAACGGCATCAACCTCTTTCTTGTAAGTATCAAGGGGAAGAATTCCAAGAGAGTATTTTGTTCTGTCGAATTTTTCACACGCGCCCTTCTCTTTAGCAAGCTGACACGAAGCTTTTAATAGAAAATACTGAATCTTTTCCATAAGTTCATCTGCAATATTCGGCGCTTCTGGGTCTTCATATTTTACCCCATGTTTTGCAAGATAAGCGGCAAAATTAGTAATCCCAACCGCAAGAGAGCGGCGCTTTTTGGCGAAGTTTTCAGCAGCGGGCGCAAAATAATCTTGATAATCAATTAACTCGTCTAACATTCTAACTGTAATGTCGCAGATTTTCTCCATTTCATGGTCGGAATGAATTTCCAAAACATTTACGGCAGATAAAACACAAACGCCAATTTCTCCATCTGGATCATTGATATTCTTTAGCGGCTTAACTGGCTGACATACCTCTAGGCACAAATTGTTCATGCGAACAGTGTCGAGCCAAGCGCCCCTTTCATTTGTATGGTCAATATTTGCGAAGTAAATTCTACCAGTTTCAACGCTCTCTTTTGTGAAGAGACTCATTAATTGAGCCGCCGAAATAACTTTTTTTCGTTTTAGTTTTGTCGATTTTTCATATTTTTCATACAAAGAGTCGAATTCTGGGGTTCCGAAGTGTTCGTATAAGTCTTTGACCTCGTGAGGAGAAAAGAGAGTGATGTTTTCGCCCTTTAAAAAGCGCTCGTAAAAGATTTTTGAGAATTGAATAACATAATCAAGTTTACGAACTCGGTTGTCGTCTGTGCCAGCGTTGTTCTTTAGTTGGAGAATGTCTTCAATTTCATAGTGCCAGAATGGGAAATTGACCGTAGCCCCGCCTCCGCGAATGCCATTTTGGTGACAAGACTTTACTGTTGACTCAAATACTTTGAGGAATGGAATGACCCCAGTATGAATAACATCACCTTTGCGAATTTCAGAACCGATGGCCCTCAACTCTCCAGCGTTGAGTCCAATCCCAAAACGCTGAGATGTTGCAAATCCAACCGCCGTATTTGCGGCAAAAATAGATTCAATACTATCACCAATATCAATTAAGCAACAAGACGAATACTGACGCAATTTTGTCCTTACTCCAGCCATCAGCGGCGTAGGAAGATTACTTTTGTGTTTAGAGTAGGCGTCGTAAGCCTCTTTTACATACGATAATCTCTTCTTTTGTTCGTAAGCGCTAAAAAGCGTCATTGCCACAAGCATATATGCAAACTGCGGCGTTTCAAAGATTTCGCCCGTTTTCCTATTCTGGACAAGATATTTATCGCAAAGCTGTTGAATTCCCGCATAAGTAAACAAATCGTCTCGTGAATGCTTAATGTAATCATCCAATTTGTTGATTTCAGACTCGCTATAAAGTTCCAAGACGGCATTCTCGTAAACACCAACCGCAACATTTTTCTTAATAAAATCAAGAAGTTTTGGAGGATTTTTGCCGCCCCAAACTTCTTTTCGGAGTTGATAATTTACTAGGCGACCAGCCACATATTGGTAATTTGGTGTTTTTTCGGAAATCATACCAACAGCGGAGTCGATGACTGCTTGATGAATCTCTTTTGTGGAGATGCCGTCAAAAAGCTGAATTTTTGCATTAGCGCAAACAGTGTTTGCGGACACGCTAGAAACGCCTTCTGTGGCCCAATTTACTACTTGTTCAACCTTCTCCGCGCTAAAAGTTTCTGTTTCGCCATTTCGTTTCTTAACCGTAAAATTCTTGTGTTCCATAGGGTGCTATAT